CGTATGAACAAAACAAAGAAAAAATTGAAGAAATTATGACTAGAAAAATACTTGATTTATGGGAAGGGTGATTTTAATTGGGAAAACAAGATACTTTTTATTTTGAAGGATTGGACGACATTTTAATTGCGATGATGGCAACGCCAGATTCTGTTGGAACTGCACCGACTTATAGTGAAGTTTTACGATTGCCAATTGCCACAAAAATCGGTGTCAAAGGGAATGGAACAGCATTAGAAAAATGGGCATCCAGCAAAATGTTTCGTCGTGTGTCGCGAGAAACAAAACATGAACTTGCGTTGGATCACGTGGGTATTCCGATAGAAGTGATGGATGAAATCAAAGGATTAGTTGCTAAAAGCGGAGTAACGTTTAGCAAAAATACCGCACGAGAATTTCCGTACTTCGCCTTTGGATTTATTGGAAATATTGAAAATGGCGGTAAAAAAGCAGTTTGGTATCCTAATACACAACTATCCAATGTGATTGACGAAGAGTATGCCACTGCAGAGGAAGAAACAAAAATTGACGATGTAACTGCAAATCTGGTTTCCATCGGACTGAAATACAATAATGTGATGTATGCAAGTTTTGATTCAAATAGAGACGGAGCTTCTCTAGAATTATTTAATAAATTCATTGCTCAACCTGTATACGATGAAGAACAGTGGAAAACATTGGCTAAAGTTGGAGGTGCGGGTTAATGGCTCGGTTATCTGATTATGGAATTCACGTTGAAGACTTAAAAAATTCTGCTGTTGTAATTATTCAAGGCGCAGAATTCCCTATTTCATTTACTATGCAAACGATGGAATTTATAGCAGATGTGTATGGTGGAGATTATTCGCAATTTGAATCTGATATGAACGCCATGCTATCTAAAAAAGAAGGACAAATTTCTTCTGCTAACTTATCGCCTAGTGATCTAAAAATCATGCGTGCCTTGATTTATGCCATGCTGCGTACTGGTGGTTTAGAGGAAGATCCAGAAACTATTTTCAAATTTTTGGGAATGAGTGGAGAGGTGTTGTCTGCTTATAGTACCTGTATGGAAATTTTTGCTAGCCAGACATTTCAGGTGGAAGACCTAAAAAAATCCAAGAAGCCACAAGACTTTCAAAAAGCGCAAGCAAAAAGAAAGAAAAACAAAAAGAATCGGAAGAGATAGGAACTCCTTGGAGTTTTTATATTTACGTTGCTCTCACTCTATTGAATTGGAGTGAGAGTTTCTTTTTAAAGTCTACACCTAACTTGTGGCTCAAATCTTATTTACAGTGGTTACAACAAAACACCGATTTTGAACCACCTCAATCTGTAACTATGGATAAATCGCCTTGGTGGTAGAAAGGAGCGCTAAGATAAATGGCTGGTAAAGAATCTGATGTCGTTCTTAATTTTAAAACGAATGGCGAAGTCAGTTATTCGAAAACAATCAAAGAAATCAACAAAGAAATGAACTTAGCCGCTGCCGAGTACAAAAACCAAGTGTCTGCGATGGACAAGGATGCAACTCAAACAGAAAAATTGCGAGCGGCTAAACAAAAATTAGAAAAACAATTAGGATTGGCTGAACAACGATCTCAAATGCTGAGAGAGGAATATGAAAAATCTGTCAAAGAAACCGGTGAATATTCTGCTGAATCAGAAAAACTTTATAAACAATTACTCAATTCTGAAACCGGAGAAAATAAACTTCGTACAGCATTAGAACAGACGAACGATGCACTTAAAGAACAAGGTGACGTTTCTGTTGATACAGCAAAAAAACTCCAGAAAATCGAAGAAACAGGTGAGAAAGTAAAAGGCGTTGGTGAAAAAATGTCTGTTGGAGTAACCGCGCCTATTGTAGCGGCAGGAGCAGCAGGACTTGCAGCATTTGGTGAAGTTGACGAGGCACTTGATACCATCATTACAAAAACCGGAGCAACAGGTGATCAAGCTGATAGACTTTCACAGTCTTTCAAAAACGTTGGTTCAAATACTCATTTACCTTTACAAACGGTTGGGGAAGCTATTGGTGAGGTAAATACACAATTTGGATTCATGGATAAAAAACTGGAAGATTCAACCAATTATCTCCTACAGTACGCTGAAATCAATGATACAGATGTTTCGCAATCAGCAATATCTGCTCGACAAGCTATTGATGCTTATGGACTAGAATATGATGATTTGAATTCTGTCCTTGATGTAACAACGAAAACATCGCAGAATACTGGTCAATCTGTAGACGACTTGATGCAAAAAGCAATTGATGGCGCACCACAAATTAAACAATTAGGGTTGAGCTTTGGTGAAGGGGTCACTTTACTTGGACAATTTGAGCAATCTGGTGTTGATTCAAGCGCAGCTTTAAGTAGTTTATCTAAAGCAACAGTGGCTTATGCGAAAGACGGAAAATCTTTAAGTCAAGGACTAGAAGAACTACAAGACAAGGTAAAAAATGCAGGTTCTGAAACAGAAGCCATCAATGCAGCAGCAGAAGTATTCGGGACTAAAGGCGGTCCTAGAATGGCCGATGCAATTCGTAGAGGTACTTTGAACCTGGAAGATTTAGCAAAAACTGCTGGAGAAAGTGGGGGAGCTGTAGGAGACACATTCGATGCTACTCTCGACCCAATTGATCAAGCCGATCAAGCTATGAACAATGCAAAATTAGCAATGGCTGACGTAGGTGAAGCAGTCCAAGTAAGCCTTTTGCCTTTTTTTGAAAAAGCAACTTCCTTATTACAGGAATTCTCTAAATGGTGGGGGTCTCTAGATCAAGATACAAAGAATTGGATCATAACAATTGCTGGTATAGCGGCAGCAGTTGGACCAGTACTAATCGTTCTTGGTTCACTTATGGGATCTGTTACAAAAATCGTTGGGGAAGTTAAAAGTTTTATAGGAGTTTGGCAAGGACTTGCTGGTTTATTTGGAATGTCGGGAGGCTGGTTTGCATTAGCAGTTATAGCTATTGGCGCATTAGTTACTGGACTAATTTGGGCATATAATAACGTTAAATGGTTTCATGATGGAGTGAATTCTTTCTTCAAAGGTGTTTCAGATGTAGCTGTTGAAATATTTAATTTTTTAAGTGGTTATTTTGGTGGATTTTTCGATGGTGTTATAGCAAATTTCAATAATTTTTATAATGCTGGAAAACGAATTTTCAGTGGTTTTCTAGATTTTATCACTGGAGTATTTACAGGGAATTGGTCAAAAGCATGGCAAGGTCTAGTTGATATTTTTGGAGGTATTTTCGATGGTATTGTTGCTGTAGGGAAAGCTCCTATTAATGCCATGATTGGATTGATCAATGGATTTATTGGTGGATTGAATAATATAAAGATACCAAAATGGGTTCCTGGTGTAGGTGGAAAATCATTTTCTATTTCAAAACTGCCTTATTTAGCACAAGGCGGTCATCTAATCAATGGACAAGCGATTGTTGGTGAAGCTGGACCTGAGTTACTGACTGCCAAGAATGGTAAAACCACAGTTACTCCATTATCAGACGAAGAAAAACGCAAAGGGATCAGTGGAAGAGTTTCTGGAGGTAGCATTGAACAGCATATACACATTGGCAAAGTCGATGCAAACAATCCATCTGAGTTAGATCGTATGAATCGTAAATTTGCTAAAGCAAACAAACAGGCTATTCGTGATTTGGGAGGTGTTCCTATTTGAGTCGACAATTTATGAATCCAGATGAACCAAATTTTATTTGGAAAAATCGGAATGCAGTAATTGATATGAATTGCATCATTGAGGCAGAGCTTCCAGATATTATGCCGAACAAGCGATACGAAACTTACACGATTCAGGGCCGAAGCGGAGAATTGACGGAGACGTTTGATGACTATGAACCTTTTGATTTGGAAATAGAAGGGATCACTATTCCACATTCGAAACTGAGAGAAGTCAAACGATGGCTCACTGGTAAAAGCCAATTAATCACACATAATGATCCAGACAAGTATCTAGAGGCTATCTGCAGCATGGATAAAGAAGTCCCTTTCGAAAACGAGTGGGGCTTCTTTTATACATTCGATGTTACTTTTCGTTGTCAGCCACTCAAAAGAAAAATCGGTGAAGCACCTAAAATTTTTCATTCTAGTGTTATGGATATTTTTGATCATGGTGACGAAATTGCACATCCCTATCTGGAAATAGAATCGAACGGAGGAGATATAACGATCGCTGTCGGTGATAAAAGCCTAACAATACTTAATACGTTAGCTGCAACAATCGTGGTTGATACTCAGCTTGGAAAAGCAATACAAGAAGGTTTGAATTTATTTACGCGTGGTGATTGGCCAGTATTGCAGCCTGAATGGAATCAGGTAAAAATATCCGGAAAATTTAAAGAAGTGCGGTTTTGGAATAGGAGTGTGTATCTGTGACGCAAGAATTTATTTATGCTTATAAAAAAATGCCAGATGATTTGAGCGTGAACGGAGCGTCGTTAGTTGATTGGGAAGATTTGCCAGAAATCAATCGTGTGCTGAATGGCCAATATCGTTTTTATGGTAACTATTCAAGAAGCGGACAGTATCGCTCTTATTTAAAAAAAGGAAATTTTATAAAAGCGAAGGTACCAGATGGATCATGGCAATATTTTGAAATTTATAATGTCAAAAAGAATTTGACCTCCGTTTCTGTAACAGCTCGGCATATTGGTTTTATGGCCAATAAGAACTTTATTGTCAAGTCGTTTACGGATAACGGCAATGGGTCTCAGATCATGACCAATCTTAAAAACAGTTTGGCATTTGATCAAAAATTTAACTATCTTTCGAATGTAGGGACAACGCACCAATTTACAGCAAGACAAGTCGCGCCAGTTGAAGCAATCATTGGTTCAAATAACGGTAATCAAAATTTGACTGGCGTGACTAGCGCGGAACTTGATATGGATAACTATGATTTGAAACTGGTAAAACAGATTGGATCAGATAATGGTTTTCGGATTGATTTTGGCATCAATTTAGAAGCAATCGAAGAAGAAATTGATGAAGAATCAATTGTCAATAGTTTGTATTTGGTTGGCGGTGTTCCTGATAACGATTATGATGAAGACAAAGAACCTATCGAATATGGTTATTTAGAAATTGATGGAGTAACCAACGAGAATCGACGTATTGCCAAACGTGAAAACGGAGATTGTAAAACAGTTGATGAATTGATCAAATGGGGCAAAACCTTATTTGACAATGATCGTATCCATGAGCCAAAAGCTACTCATACAGTCAGTATGGTGGCGTTGGAACACACACTCGAATACGGTGACATGTATCAAGAGCTAGCGTCTTTACACTTTGGTGATGTCGCTCATGTTAGGGCGAAAGAGCTAGATATCGAGATAAAAGAGCGTATGGTCGAATACACTTATTTCCCAACGCTTGGGAAATATAAGGATATTGTTTTAGGTAATGATTTATCACTGTACACTTCGGCAGTAAATACTCAAGCACAAGAATTGAAAAAGAAAATCGACAATCGAACAGAAACGTTAGTTCAAAATGTGTTGAATGCGACGGCATGGATCACTGGTAATTCTGGTGGGCATGTCGTTTTTCGTCCAGAAAAAGCTCCATCAGAGATTCTTATCATGGATACTCCAAATGTGGCGAATGCAAAGCGAGTGTGGCGTTGGAATTTAAATGGCTTAGGTTATTCAGACAACGGAGTAAATGGCCCGTTCGGTATTGCTATCACATCAAAAGGAGAAATTGTTGCTGACTTCATCAAAGTAGGAACAATAAATGCAGAAGTATTCGAAACTTCCTTTAATGCTTATGGTGATGTGTTAAAACTTGTAAAAGGCACGCTTCAAATTTGGAATGAAAACAAAAAAATCATGGAGCTAACCAAAAAAGGTATGGAATTCTGGAATAGAAAAGAATCCATTGGAACGATCGGAACAACAGATTCAGCAGGAAATCCATTTCCAAATGCTGTAACACCTACACCTCTTGAGGAAAATTCTTTGGTAATACGTACAAATGGCGATGGAAAATACATTTTAATTTCTCCAACTGCAGAAAAAGGATTTGTGTTATTAGGAAACGGAAAAGCATATTATTTCGGTGATTTAGATATTCAGGGAAAACTTACTGTTAGAGGTAAAGAAGTGATACCAGGACAAAATGGCGGTCCATCTGGCGGAGGAGAAACACCTGGTGGGTATCCTGATGAATTAAAAACAGATGCAGAAAAGAGAGCTTGGAGAATATACGATATTTTGTGTAATAACGGATTTACGAAACAATCTGCATGTGGAATATTGGGGAACATTCAACAAGAAACAGGAGGAACTTTTGATCCTGATACTGTTCAAATAGGTGGACCAGCATACGGATTAGTTCAGTGGGATGGTTCTTCATATCCTCTTGTTGGTCCAGCAACATGGGATGGAAAAGTTTATGTTCAAAACTTATTTAATGCTGCAGGTATTAAAGAACCAATAACGAGCTTAGATGCACAAGTTCGATTGCTTATTTGGACATTTACAAATGGACAATGGATGGGCGTAGTACAACCTACGACGGTTGATGGATTTAAGGCCTGTACTGATCCAAGACAAGCAGCATATGCTTTTGAACGAAACTATGAACGTCCGGCAGCGACACATCCTGAACGTCAAGATTATGCAGTTAACTGGTATAACAAATTTAAAGATTTAAAACCAGGAGGAGCTACTGGAGAAGCAGGACTAAAACATTTAGAGTCTTTGATTGGACAACGAATTGGCAATGGTCAGTGTTATGGCTTGTCTGCAGAATATTCAGGATATCTGGGTGGTTGTGGCATGGGTGCTGGAACAAAATATGGTTTAACTCATGTGATAGGAAATACTTCTGCAGCATCTGATATTGGTATTGCCTATGATTGGTCTGCTGTTGGTTGGAAAGTGATTCAAAACCCTAGATATGATCAATTAGTAGTTGGTGCAATTATTAATTGGGCAAGAGGTGGACAAGTGGGTTCATGGTTTGCAGATGGAACTTATGGACATACTGGCGTTATCCGAGGCTTAGCTAATGGTCGTATGCAAACTTATGAACAAAACACAGAGTTAGGTATGATTTGTGGAAAGTTAGATCGCCAGTATTATAGTGCAAGTGCAATTTCTTCCATTGTCATACCACCAAAATAGGGAGGTGATTTAATGGCAAAGTGGAATGTCATATTAAGTACAACAGAACCCTATAATTACGTGGGGATGATTCAAGTTCGACAAGGCAATAAGAATACAGAGGTTATGGAAGCGACTATAGTTGAAAATGGTCT